GCGCATGCTTCAACGCGGCTCAAGCCTTGATGGAGATATAAAAACTAAATCAGGTATACTGCCGTTAGAGGATTGGGATCATCAACATACATTTGGAATTGACTCTCACGGCGACGGCTACACAAAGGAAACAATAGGAAGCTACGAACACATACACAAAATTGTGGGGTTTGAAATTAAGCCTGTCGTGTGGGCTGATCCCGAAACCGGGTTGGAAGTGTGGTCCTACCATAACTTGCCAGAAATTCCTATGTTTTCAAAATATTATGATCGGACATGTAATATGGACATCGATAACATTAAAAAACAAATACTTGATATGTATAATACATTTGTTGAAATGTACCCGTTTAATCAAACTTATAAGTTGAGCAGCAAAAATGATCTAATTCCGTCTGGACATTATCGCAAGAAAGCATCGATGGATACTCTTAGGGGTGCATACCCAGATGATTTTTGGTTAAAATATTATATAAAGTTGCGCCTGAAGGAAGAAAAAATTGTTTTGTCACCTCAAACATACAGAACAATTTTAAAAAAAGTAAGAGCAACTCACGCGCGCACCAATCTGATGATGGCTGCATCTGTTGTCAACACGGAAATTGTTAAAAGACTTCATTATCAAATCGGTGGCCCAAAGAAGCAAAATAACATTTATTGATTGCTTTTTTTTAAACTGTGCTTATTCTTCCTCTAGAGGTGAACTTTGTATTTTCAAATGCTTGATGACAAAACTGAATGCATCGGAGTGTACGCTCACAATAAATTATACTATGACGAGGTACCAGATGGTATTTCAAAGACATGGAAGTACGCTTCTTTTCTCCGGGAAAAGGGAAATATAGAATACGCCAGCCTCTATTGTCAAGGCAAGAGCTTGCTGGAAGTTTGTCCTGAAGATCTTAAATCTAGATTACAAAAAATTCTAGATAAGTTAAAAGCGTTTTTGGTGGCCTTTAAAGAAGCGAAGATATCACTTTATGACAACTGCTTCTATGAGCTTGTACCAGAGAGATTTTTGTTGGAATATTGTGAAATAAGAAACCAAATCACAAAACACGTTTTGCAAAATTTTATGCGGCCAAAAAATTACAGATTTTTGCTTTCTCTATCAAAAGTTGTGGAGGACATCAAATATCGCAAATTGAACGTTAATGCAAAAGGAATAAAGTTAAACTCTGTTAAAGCTCGCAATTTTTATAAAAAGATCAATCAAATTGGTCCTTATATTTCATATGATATACATGGATCCAGAACAGGACGCTTGACAACCAAGAAGAAGAGCTTCCCCATATTAACGCTTGACAAGAGTTTTAGGTCGATATTGAGACCGAACAATGATTATTTTGTCGAGTTAGACTTTAATTCCGCCGAGATCCGTACTTTTTTGGCCCTCCAAGGCCTTAACCAACCAGAGGAGGATATCCATGCATGGATTGGTGAAAACGTCTTTAACGGCCAATTAACCCGGGAAGAAACGAAAAAGAAAGTTTTTGCTTGGCTCTACAATCCTGAAGCAAAAAATGGGAAGCTAGAAAAGCTCTTTAATAAGCAGGCGATTATGGATAAATATTGGGACGGGACACACGTTAACACATATTACGATCGATCGATTGAAGCTGACGACAAACATGCGTTAAATTATCTTATACAAAGTACGACCAGCGATTTGTTCTTGAGACGCATGATAGATGTATGGGACAAACTTGAGAGTTCCAAATCACACGTTGCTTTTTGTATACACGATTCCCTAGTTATAGATTATGCGTATGAAGACAAATACCTGCTGAAGGAAATAATTGATATCTTCAAGAATACAGAATTGGGAGATTTTAAAGTCAATATGAGAATTGGCAAAAGCTTTGCCAATATGTGGACGGTAGAACCCTGATGGAAACAATAATAGGTTTAGGACATGCAGGATGCAATATAGCTGAAAAGTTTAGTGAGCATCCACAATATGAAGTGTACAGGATAAACACAGAAAAGCGCCCGGGAAAGCGTTTTAAATTAATTCCCAAGTGCAAGACACACGAGGAATATGAAAATAAATGTCCTTCCATGAAATATTTTTTTAGGAATATTTCTGGGCCTTGTCTTGTCATTATTGGCGGTTCTGGTACAGTATCGGGCGTTTCCTTAAGAATTCTGGAACAGCTAAAAAAACACGAGACAAGTGTTTTGTATATAAGACCGGATACCTCTCTTTTATCTAAAAAAAACCGATTGCAAGATAAAGTTGTTTTTCGTGTGCTGCAGGAATATGCTCGCTCCGGTCTTTTAAAAAATCTTTACATTGTCGAAAACAGGAAACTCGAAGAAACTGTAGGCAACACCTCAGTGATGAACCATTATGAAAAATTAAATCAACTCATTGTTTCTACTATACATATGGTTAATTTTTGTAGAAATAGCATGCCAGAACTAGAGACTTTTGATGAATCCATAGAAACAGCAAGAATATCAACATTCGGTGTTTGTGGCCTAGAAACTGGGGAAGAAAACCTATTTTTTGATTTACAAATACCAAGAGAAAAGATATACTATTACATGATAAATAAAGAAAAATTAGAGAAGGATAATGATTTACTTAAGAAGGTAACGGGGAACGTTAGATCGCGCTCTGAAGGCAATACGATTAACACGTCTTTTGGTATCTATTCTACAAGTTACGAAGAAGACTACGTTTATATGGTCGCAAATGCAACTTTAATTCAAGGTCAAAAAAACCTTGACCAGGATTAATAAGTGTTTATATTAATTTCAACAGCATTCAGAATATTTGCTGAATGACTATAATAAAGGAGTAATAATATGTCTATTGACATGAAAAAAATGAGAGAAAAGCTTAGTGCTTTGCAAAACCGTGGACAAGGAAATAACAAAAGTAATTTCTGGCGTCCACAAGATGGAGAAACCACAATTCGGATCGTTCCGACCGAAGACGGTGATCCGTTTAAGGAAATGTGGTTTCACTATAATCTTGGAAACAATCCGGGATTTTTGAGCCCTAAGAAGAATTTTGGAGAAGAGGATCCCTTGGATAGTTTTGTCCGAAGTCTCTTCAATGAAGGGTCTGAAGATAGCGTTAAGATGGCGAAGAACCTAATGGCTCGTCAACGCTTTTTCACACCGGTCATCGTTCGCGGTGAAGAGGACCAAGGCGTTCGCGTCTGGGGATTTGGTAAAATGGCTTATCAAGAGCTTTTGAGCCTTGTACTCAATCCTGATTACGGTGATATCACCGATACAGAAGAGGGTACAGACCTGGTGATTACTTATGGTAAGCCGCCCGGAGCACAATTCCCTCAGACTAGCATCACGCCGCGTCGTCGCTCATCTGGTTTGGCAAATACTAAGAAGGAAACTAAGGCTCTTCTTGAGCAAGTTCCTGATTTTACTGATCTTTTCGAGCGCAAAACGCCTGAGCAAGTTCAGAATTTGCTTGATGAATTCTTGCTTGGCGATGATAACGCGGAAGAGAATTCAACGGAAACAAAGAAGTACGAAACTGCTTCTGATAAAACAACTTCCGTTGATGAAGCTTTCGCAGAATTTCTTGGTTAATTCCATGAACCGCAGGGAGGCACGGGTTTACAGGTGCCTCGTTCATTAACACAAGGAAAAAACATGAGTTTGATTAAAGAGGGACACAATGTGAAGGTCCATTATAAAGGCACATTAACTGACGGGACAGAATTTGATAATTCCCACACAAGAGGAACCCCGATGGAATTTAAAGTGGGCTCTGGTCAAGTTATTAAAGGATTTGATAGTGCCGTGCTTGGACTGGGGCTTGGAGAAGTAAAGATTTTCACTTTGTCTTCTTCTGACGCTTATGGAGAAGTTAATCCGGAAGCCATTCAGGAAGCTCCAAAGACCTCGTTTCCTCCCGATTTTCAGTTTAAAGTTGGTGAAACAGTTCAAGGAACATCCACCACGGGGAAACCTTTGGTTGCAAAAATTATTTCTGAATCGGCTGATGCGGTGATTTTAGATCATAATCATCCTCTCGCTGGAGAAGATTTGACTTTTGAGATTGAAATTATCGAAGTCGATGAATAAAATTCAAAACATGCGGAGGGAAGATGGCTAAAAAAGCTAAAAAGTTGGGGAAACTTAGTATGGATGACATGCGCAATCTGATTAATAGGAAGGCTGGATTGGACGTGGCACACGATCTAAGGGAAGAAAACCCAACTGAAGTGAAACAGTGGATCCCAACGGGATCAACTTGGCTAGACAATATTATTTGCAGAGGAAAGAAAGCAGGAGTTCCTGTAGGTAAAATTACAGAAATTGCTGGTCTTGAAGGTGCAGGTAAATCATGGATGGCTGCAGAAGTTGCTGC